GATAAGGGTGGGAAAAACTTACACTTAGAACATATTGAAGACGAAATTTTAAATTTCGGTGTTGATGGTGGTCGTGCTGCTATCAATTTTGTTCGCTCTCTAAGAGATATGTTAGCTGGTGAGGCCCGTTCTTCTGTCAACATGACTGTTAAGTGGGATGGAGCTCCTGCAATTTTTGCTGGTATTGATCCTGCTGACGGCAAGTTCTTTGTTGCAAAGAAATCAGTATTCAACGCAACCCCAAAACTTTATAAGACAAATGCTGAAATTGATGCAGATGGTTTATCTGGTTCATTAAATTCTAAGTTTAAAATTGCACTTGCAGAGTTTTCCAAGTTGGGTATTAAAGATGTACTTCAAGGTGACTTGATGTTTACATCAGAAGATAAATCTAACCAAAATATTGACGGCAAGTCATATATTACATTTCAACCAAATACAATTGTATATGCTGTAGATCCAACATCAGATATTGGTAAAAAGATAAACTCTGCAAAAATTGGAGTTGTCTGGCACACAACATATTCTGGTAGTGATTTGCAAGGAATGAAAGCCTCATTCGGTGCAAATATTAAGGGGCTTAGTAACTCTACATCCGTATGGATGGATGATGCAACCTACAAAGATGTATCTGGTAAAGCTACAATGACTTCTTCTGAAACTGCTACTGTCACAGCATCTTTGTCTTCTGCTGGTACAACATTCAGAAAAATAAACTCACCACTACTCTCAAAGTTTCTTAAACTACAAGATAGTATGACAGGCGCTCTTGCTGGTGCATCATTAAAGACGTATAATAATAGTAAGGTTCGTGAAGGACAAAGGATTACTAACCCTAAAGCTCATGCAGAGGGATATGTTAAATGGGTTGAAATGTCAATCCAGAAACAGATTGACAAGGCAAAGAGTGATAAAGGTAAAGAGAAATATACGAATATTCAGAAAGAATTAATTCGTGAAGTAAAGAAACACACAAAGAATTTAGAGAATATTATTGCATTTCAAGGACACTTGGTTGATGCAAAAATGGGCATTGTAAAGAAACTAAATAGTGTAAAGGGATTGACAGACACCTTTATTAAAACTGCAAATGGTTTTAAGGTGACTAACCCAGAGGGTTATGTTGCTATTGATAGGGTTTCTGGAAATGCAGTCAAATTAGTAGATAGAATGGAATTTAGTTTTAATAACTTTACTGCAATCAAGGCGTGGGATAAATGAGACCACTTTCATTTTTTCTTAAAGAGGGTATTAAGTTACAACTGGTTCGTGGAAAGAATCAAGATGTGTTGAAGATGTGGAAAACTGGTGAGAGTAGTTGGGTAGAAGTTAGAGGTAAACCAAATTTTGAAGTGAATTTTGATCCAAAAGATCCACTTCATAAGGCAATAAAGGCTCTTGGTAAATCTGCAAATATCTCCGATTTTGTAAATGGTGATATTGTAAATATTAATCCAAAGCACCCAAATGCAAAGAAGGCGTTAGATACAGCAAAGGCTTTAATGAAATGAAAACATTTGACGACCTAATGTTAGAACTTATTGAGAGAAAAGCTTTGTCTGTTTCTCAACGAAGAAAAATGGGTTTGCGAATGAAAAAAATGATGAAGAACCCTGCTGTTCAGGCAAAAATTGCCAGATCAAAAAAGAAGTTGGCGACTAATTCAAAAATTCAACAGAGAGCAAACAAAGCTGCGAAACAGATAATTATTAAAAAGTTTGCTGGTATGGATAAACAGGATTATGCAAATCTTTCTTTAATGCAAAGACAGGCACTTGATGATAGAATTGTTTCTAAGAAGGGTGCTGCGATTAAAAAGATTGCAAAAAAACTTATTATAAAGTTAAAGAAGGATGAGTTGGAAAGACTTAAAAAGGCAAGAGAATTGAGTAGTGAACAATGAAAACTTTTAAGGACATTAGAGAGGCTCGTGGGGATACTTGTGTATTCACTTTTGGTAGATTCAATCCACCAACCACAGGGCATGAAAAACTATTAGAAGCTGTTGCGACACAGGCAAAGAAGAACCCTGGCGCACCTTACTATGTGTTCGCAAGTCACTCTGAAAACGCAAAGAAAGATCCACTACCGTATTCTAAAAAAGTTGCATATATGAAGAAGATGTTCCCAAAACATTCACGGAACATTGTTGTAGACAAAGCAAGAAATGTGTTTGAGATTGCAGTCTCATTACACAACAAAGGACATAAATCAATCGTAATGGTTGTTGGTTCAGATAGAGTTGCAGAGTTCGATTCTCTATTGAACAAGTATAATGGTGTTGAAGCAAGACATGGATACTATGGTTTTGACAACATCGAAGTAGTCTCTGCTGGTGAGCGTGATCCAGATGCAGAAGGTGTTACAGGAATGTCTGCATCAAAGATGAGAGCAGCTGCTTCTGCAAATGATTTTGATCAGTTCCAGCTTGGACTACCAAAAGGATTTGCTGATGGTAAAAAGTTGTTTGCAGATGTAAGAAAGCATATGGGTATTCGTGAATCCTTTATTGTTCATCAAGTAGAACAAACAGAAGAAGATGTAATTCGTGACTTGTATGTTGAAGGTAAAATCTTTACAATTGGTGAAGAGGTTTCTGATTCATATACAGGTGTGCATGGAAAGATTATTCGCAGAGGAACTAACTATGTTACCTTTGCAGAAGATGATGGAACTACTCATAAGAGATGGTTGTATGAACTAGAACTTGCAGAAGATTGCTGGGCTGGTTTCAAACAAGTTGGTATGAAAACAAAGAACGGTAAACAAGTTCCTAATTGTGTTCCAGTTGACGAAAAACAAGACAAAGATATTAAAGATAAAAAGGGAACACAACCAGCAAAGTATTTTGCAAAGGACGCTGAAGGTGATGCAATGTCAAAGTCTACAAAAGACAAAAGAGATGCACACTTTAATAAAGGTAAAGAGAAGGATGATGATGATCCTTCTGCATACAAACCAGCGCCAGGCGATGCAACTGCAAAGACTAAACCATCTAAGTCTACAAACAAGATGAAGAAGATGTTCCCAGACTTGTATAAGGAGACAGTTGAAGAAGCTGCCGCAGATAAGTCTCTTGCAAAGAAATCAGAAGCGTCTGGTATATCGGTATCTATTCTTAAACAAGTTTATAAAAGAGGTGTTGCCGCATGGAGAACAGGACACAGGCCAGGCACTACGCCTGAGCAGTGGGGTCATGCAAGAGTCAATTCTTTTATCACAGGCGGTAAGACACGAACAACTGCTGATGCAGATTTGTGGAAACAACACAAAGGTAAATCCGAAGAGAAAGAAGATCCTCGTGAAATCGGAACAGATGCAAGAAGAGAGGTAACTCAACAGATGACGCCAGGACAAGAAGTAAAGAAGTTCTCATTCAAAGAACATTTGAATTGTGGAACACCAGACTGTTGTAATGAGTGCGAGACTTCAAGTCTTATTGAATCTAATGTTTATCGTGTGGGTTCAGAAAAGTATTATGAGTTTTTCCAAGAAAAGAGAGATGCCTATAAAGTTGGTGTTTATAATCCAGTAGGGTTTGACAAAGAACTTATGGAAGGTGATCTTGGAAAGTATGATATGTATCAGGGGGAACATGTTCCATTGGACTGCCCTATGATGTTTGAAGAAAAAGACGTAGAACTAAACAAACCAAAAGTAGGCGGGCCTAAGAAATACTATGTGTATGTCAAAGACCCATCAACAGGTAATGTCAAGAAAGTCACATTTGGTGACACAAGTGGACTAAAGGTTAAGTTGGATGACAAAGAAGCAAGAAAATCATTTGCAGCTCGTCACAACTGTGACCAACAAAAAGACAGAACTAAGGCTGGATATTGGAGTTGTAATCTTCCAAGATATGCCAAACAACTTGGTTTGAGTGGGGGTGGAAATTTTTACTGGTAACTTCTATTGGTAAATCTCTAGAGAAAACACGAAAGGGCTTGTAATGGTAAACCCATATAAGGACACTCTCTTAGAAGATGGTGCTTTTATCAGAACATTCGATAAAAACCTAAACGAAGAAGAACTGATATGGCATAGAGATAAAAAAGACAGAGAGATTGCTGTCATCGCTGGTGGTGGTTGGCATCTACAAATGGATAATAAACTGCCTGAACAATTAAAGGTAGGGAAATTGTATTATATTAACAAAGAGGAATATCACCGACTCATTAAAGGGAACGGAACTCTAAAACTTAAAATTTGGGAAAAGTAAAATGACTAGATACTCAACAACAATGAGTGAAATCCTTTATAACATTAGAGAGGGATATTCACCTAAACAAATTAAAATGGCAATTGGTATTGCATCAGATAAAAGATATGCTGGTGGTAATATGACAGGTGCTGTTAATGCAATTGAAAAGATTAAAAAGGGATTGTCTGATCATCCACAGGTTGCA